TGCGAACTCGTCGAAGTGGCGCTTGGACTGGGCACGCACCGACGACGTCGAAACGATTCTGACCATGGTGAACCCGACGAAGATGTCGCTGCGATAGACGGGATATCCATCGACGAGCCCAGACACTGCCCGACAGAACCGCTGGAGAAAAGCCTGATGTCTATTGACTTTATGCGGCGTTGTCCGGCATTGCCCATGCCAGAGCAAGACACACGCAGACAGGCAAAAACGTTACCCCACGGTTACCCAGATGGCGAAGGCGTTGACGACGACGGCCGTCAAGAATGTGAAACCGAGCCCGGCGCGGCGCGAGATCCCAGATCCCGGATGCCGCGGATTGCGCCTCATCGTCCAGCCATCCGGCGCCCGCAGCTGGGCCTTGCGCTATCGCTTCGCGGGGCGAACGCGCAAGTTGACCCTCGGCAGTGTGCTGATCGAGACCGAGGAGCGCGAGCCCAGCGCGGCGCCAGAGCTCGATACGCCATTAAGCCTCGCAGCCGCGCGCGAGCTGGCGACCCGGGCATTGCGTCAGGCGCGCAGCGGCACCGATCCAGGGCAGCGCAAGCGAGAAGCGAAACGTGGCGCGCCATCGACGCGGCAAAACACGGTTAAGTCACTCAGCACAGAGTTCCTGCAGCGCGAGGGATCGAAGCTCAAATCGCTTGGACAGCGACGTTACGATCTCGCTCTGATCTGTGAAGCGCTGGGCCACCTCGACATCACTGAAGTGAAGCGCACGCACATTGTGCGCTTCCTCGACCAGATCGAGGAGGAGCGCGGGCCGGTCATGGCCGATCGCGTGCTCGGCGTTCTCGGTCGCCTGATGACCTGGCATGCCGGGCGCTCCGACGATTTCCGTTCGGTGGTGGTGCGCGGCATGAGGCGCAGCAACCCCAGAGCGCGCGCGCGCTCGCATGTGCTGAGTGATGATGACTTGCGCGCGATCTGGAAAACGGCGGAGTTGCCAGGGCCATTCGGGGCGTTCGTCCGATTCACGCTCCTGACGGCGACGCGCCGCAACGAGGCCGCAGGCCTGCGCCGGCGCGAGCTGGTTGATGCGGGCACCTGGATCATTCCTGGGAGCCGCTACAAGACCAAGCTCGATCACCTGGTGCCGTTGAGCACTGCGGCACAAGCGATCATTGAAGCCCAGCCGTGCATCGGCACCGGCGACCTAGTGTTTACTTTCAACGGTGAGAACCCGATCGTCGGATTTGGTCGCCTGAAAACAACCCTCGACAAGGCAAGTGGGGTCGCCGGCTGGAAAATTCATGATCTGCGACGCACTGCCCGGACGCTGATGAGCCGTGCGGGTATCCCCGGCGACATCGCTGAAAGATGCCTCGGCCATGCCATCGGCGGCATGCGCGGGATTTACGATAGACATGGATATGCGGCGGAGAAGCGTCGCGCCTTTGACGCGCTGGCCGCCCAAGTCGAGCGCATCGTCCACCCGCCGCCGGCTTCGGTGGTCCCGCTGCGTGAGCACAACAAGCGGTGACGGCGATGACGTCCAAAATCGAAAGCGGCTGGGCGTCAACACCGCTCACACCCGATACTGCCATAGCGCAGTGGATAACCGTCGGCGAAGTTTTTGACATGCTGGTGGACAAGATGGGGATCCCCAGTCGTGCCGCCAAGGAGTTGCACTACTTGCTCGCCGCCGGCGGGCTTGAGCCTAGCATGGCCTTGCGCAATGTCGGCACTTTGGATCATCCGATCTGGCAGGCGCGCGACCTGGGGGTCTGGTTGTGGCGACTGCTCGGATTTTATGCCGACAAGGATGCAACAGGGCGGGATGTCTTAGGCTTTTCAACGGAACGTATGAGCGACGCCGAATACGCGGAGTTTCGACGGGTCACTTGGATTTTATACGTGTCCCGCGACAGGGTGGAGACATTCTTAGCAACGCTGACGCCGGCAAAAACGACGCAACGTGGCCGACGCAGCACGCGTGGGAAAAAGACTGCTTTCGATTGGGAGGCCGCTCTGATAGAAGCGGCGGCGTTCATGTACCAGAAAGACCCTGGCACCCTCGAGGAGCTCGTTGATCATATCGATCGCTGGTTTGGCGAGGATGGTCCTAAAGAAACGCAACTCAAAATGCACCTCGGGCCGCTTTTCACGAAACTTAGAAATAAGCCAAGCAATTAGGTTGGGTCGGGAATTCGAATTCCCCACTATTTCCGGCTGACATCCTCAACTGACTAGAGCGTTCATGTCGTGATCATCAACGACATGGATGCGCGTCGTGTCTGATTTAACGGTTGAGAAGCGGTTAGCAGCGCTGGAGGCAGTTGTGGCCAGCATCGGCCACAATGGCGGCCCCCCGCTCGATGACGGGCCACCGTTTCATGCCGAGCTCGACCCGGCAACCGATCGGCTTCTATCAACGGCCGCTATCGCCGCTCGATACGGGGTCTCAACTCGCACCATTGACCGATGGCGTGGCGACCCGGAGCTCGGATTTCCGCCTACTGAGAACGTAAACGGTCGCAACTACAACTGGTTGTCGAAGCTCGTGCGCTGGGATCGCCAGCGAGTTGCGGCCGTGCGCAAGACGAACTGCCCTTAATGCGGAAAAGCCTCGGCCGCAGACCGAGGCTTTTTCGAAATTCTGAATTCCGTTCTGCAACCGCAACGCTCGCGCCTGGAAACGCGAGCCACACCCGAGGAAGGAGCCCGAATGTCTTGCCTAGATACGCTGCCGCCGACTGCGGCGCAAGGCGTCGTTATCCCACCCAACATACGCGACGCCGACCGGGCCGCCCTAGACCAGCACGTCGCCGAAATCCGCCAGCTCCACAAGCGCGCCGTCGGCGGCATCCTGGAAATCGGCCGCAGGCTAGCGGAGTGCAAGAAGTTGGTTGGCCGTGGGAATTGGCTGGCGTGGCTCGACCAGCAGTTTGGATGGGATGAAAGGACCGCCCAGCGGTTCATGAGTGTCCATGAATTCGCGGGCAAATCCGACAAATTGTCGGATTTGAGCATTGGGGTGTCGGCGCTCTACCTGCTGGCCGCTCCAAGTACTCCGGATACGGCACGCGATGAGATCGTTCAGCGTAACAAAGCGGGAGAGAGGCTCTCGACCACCGAGGTCAAGAGGATCGCTCAGAGGCACAAGGCCCCGCGCTCCAAAAATGTCGACACCCCAATGCGGTCAGCGACCGCCCTCGATCTCGCGGAGGTGTGGGGACGCGCATCAATCGCCGAGCGCACCCGCTTCATAAACAACCTCGGGCTCGAAGCTGTGCTCGTGGCGATGCCAGAGGATTGGCTGCCTTCGATTGAACAGCGCCTCTCTAATCGCTCGGTTACCGCGCGCCCGCCGGCCTCTGAATTGGCGGCCAACAACACCGAATACCCAGCCATGCCGTCGTTCCTGCAACGCTTCGCTCCGCTCATGCCGGCCGCCCAGGAGCCCCGCAATACTCACGCTGTAGACATGATTGTAGATCCGGAAGTCATCCAAGAGGCACAGTCATGACCATGACGATCATCGATGCGGACCAGCGGCTGGCCGAACGACGCGGCGCTAAGATATTGCTTGCTGGGCCGAGCGGGGTCGGCAAGACGAGCCAGCTACGCACACTCGATCCGGCGAGCGTTCTATTTCTTGATATCGAGGCCGGCGATCTTGCCGTACAGGACGTCCCGGTCGACACGATCAGGCTCAACGACTGGCCCGCCGCCCGCGATCTCGCGTGCAGGATCAGCGGTCCCAACCCGTCCTTCTCCCCGACGAGCTGCTACAGCGCGGCGCACTACCAGGCCGTCGGCGGGGTGCTCGAAAACCTCGCCCGCTACGACACCCTCTTCGTCGACAGCATCACGGCCGTCAGCCGGCTGTCGTTCCACTGGAGCGAGCAACAACCGGAGGCTTTCTCGGAGCGCTCAGGAAAGAAAGACGTGCGCGGCGCCTACGGATTGCACGGCCGCGAGATGGTCAACTGGCTTAATCAGCTACAGCACGCGCGCGGCAAGAACGTGATTTTCGTGGCGATCCTCGAAAAGATCATCGACGAGTTCAACCGCCCTGAATTCCAAATCCAGATGGAAGGCAGCAAAACCGGCCGCGAGTTGCCCGGCATCGTCGACGAAATCATCACCATGAACTGGATCGACTTCGGCGACGGCAAACCGGTGCGTGCGTTTTTCTGCACACAGCCGAACCCTTGGCTGTGGCCGGCAAAGGACCGCAGCGGCAGGCTCGAGCAGATCGAGGAACCGGACCTCGGCAAGCTCATCAATAAATTGACCAAACCCAATCATGTTTTACCCGAGCAGCAAAAGCTCAAACTAGCGAAAGGACCTAGCTAATGACCGAGACTTTTAACTTCAACAACGCACCTACGCAGCGCTCGTTCGACGTCATTCCAGACGGCACAGTGGCAACCTTGCACATGACCGTCAGACCGGGCAACGCCGGCGAGGGCGGCTGGCTCAAGCGCAGCAAGAACGGCGACAGCGAGGGCCTCGACTGCGAGATCACCGTTGTCGACGGCGAGTACGCCAAGCGCAAGTTTTGGACACTCTTCACGCTCGGCGGCGTGGAGGACGGCCACGCTAAGGCCGCGGAGATCAGCCGCGGCAAGCTGCGTGCGATTCTTGAGAGCGCACACGGCGTCCGGCCGGACGACGACAGTGACGCCGCGCAGCAGGCGCGCCGCACGACCAGCTACGGCGATTTCAACAATATGCGTTTCGTCGGCCGGATCGGCGTCGAGCACCCGCAGAATGGCTACAAGGCGAAGAACACCTTGGACAAGGTGATCACGCCGGACCTCGTGGGCTGGCACCCGGTGGCGCAGATCGACAATCCGGCGCCATCTGCGGCGCCGGCAGCAGCGGCTACACCGGCACCGACATCATCAGTTGCACCGCCAGTAGCACCCGCCATGGCGATTAAGCGGCCTGATTGGGCGGCGAAGGGGCCGGCATAAATGGGGATCACAAATGAGGAAGACGCGTGGCAACGGCGGGCGACCGCCGCTGCCGTCAAAGCGGTGCGCAACATCGTGTCCGGATTGCCGTCGGGCACGCAGGTCAAGCGCCTCTCCGACGCCCAGTTGGGCTGGATCGCCGCCGCGGTCCTGTTCGGCTGGATCTCCGTGAAGGTCGAACAGGCGACCGCCGAGGAGATCGACACCGAGTTGGTCGTCCGCATGACCGGGCTCGATCCGGATCCAATCAAGGTAGGCGTGATCGCGGCGATCCTCCCCAGGCTCGCCGACATTCCCGGCATTGATTGGTCGAAGCCGCTCGCCGACTGGCGGCGCGAAGCCATGATCGACTTCTTGCTGGGGGCGCTGCGGCTGGTGCGCCAGGGCACGATCGCATGCGACTTCGGCCGCGGAACGATCGTCGCCAGAAGAAACCACGGCGTTGCGGCGCGAGAGGCCAGCCCGCTGACGATGCCCACCGAGCTTAACGATTCGATCCTACTTCGATGAGCGCGCCATGCTCGACTTCAATATCCGGTCGACCCAGTCGATTAGCATCTCGATCAACGATCTGATCGAGCGGAGCGCGCCGGCGGAATGGAACGAGCGGCAATATCTTGGTGCTTCGACAATCGGATCAGAGTGCCTGCGCCGGATCCAATACGACTGGATGTGCGACTCGGCGCACTCGGCCAGGACGCGTGACATCTTCGCGCGCGGGCACTTTTTCGAGCGATTGAGCCGCGAGCACCTGGTCCGTGCTGGCTTCGAGTTTGCGGCGGACGATCATCTGAGCTTCTCGGCGGCCGACGGCCTGTTCCGCGGTCACGCCGACGGGATCATCACCGCGGCGCCGGCATCGCTCAACATCGGCTGTCCGTGCATTTGGGAGCACAAGGCGCTCGGCTGGAGGGGATGGACGGCACTGGAGCGCAACGGCCTAGAGAAGGCGCATCCGGCCTACGCCGCGCAAATCTGGATCTACCAGACGTACCTCGGCGTCACCAAGCCGGCGCTGTTCACGGCGGTCAACGCCGACACGTGCAAGCGCTTACACCTGCTACTGCCGTTCAACGCCGAACAGGCGCAGGCCTGGTCAGACCGTGCCGTCGTCGTGATCGAGGCTACCCGCGCTGGCGAGTTGCTGCCGCGCGTGACGAAGGACCCAGGCGACTGGCGTTGCCGCCTCTGTGGCCACCGCGCGCGATGCTGGCGATGAACGCGCTGACACCAATAGCCGACAAGGTCGGGAAACTGATCAGACTCTCTCGTCTGACCGGGACGGCGAAGTGCTCGCGGCGGTACACGCGCTCAAGCGCACGCTCGACAGCGCCAAGCTCGACATCCACGCGCTGGCCAATGCGATCGAAGGCGCCAAAGCGCCGACCAGGAACAACAAGTTTCCCGAACCGTCCTGGCACGAGATCGCGTGCGGGTGCGCAGCGCGCCGGAGTTTGCTGCGCGATTACGAAAAGAATTTCGTCGAGGATATGGTGCGACGGACGGCAGCACACGGCGCGTCGACCGAGAAGCAGGCCAGATGGCTGCGCTCGATCTACGTGAGGGTGATGCGTCCGTGACAACCGACAAGCCAAAAACATACAACGGCGATTTAGCGCACCTCCCGGCCGCGCTCATGCCGTTGACCCAGCAGCCGCGCTGGGTCGTGTGGCCGTGGGAGTGGCGCGCCACCAAAACGGGCGGGAGGTGGACGAAACCGCCGCGCTTGGCACGCGACCCGCGCCATAACGCGAAATCGAACGATCCGTCGACGTGGGACACGTGGGAGACCGCCATCAAGGCGGTGGCTGCAGGCAACGCCGACGGCATCGGCTTCATGCTCCTAGGATCCGACATCGGCGCCGGCGACCTCGACCATTGCCGCAACGCTGAGACCGGAGCCGTCGACCGGTGGGCCGAAGCCCTCAGCGTCGAAGCCAACGGCGCCTACCGCGAGGTGACCGTGAGCGGCGGCGGGTTGCGCGTCATCGGCAAGGTGAGCGGGCCTGAGGCGCACCGGAAATTCACCTTCGACCGCAACACCGGCGCCGGCGTCGAGGTTTACCGCAACACGGCGCGCTACATCACAGTGAGCGGCCTCGAGATCGGCATGTGCGCCGGGCTGCCGCCGCTCGACAGCTTCATCGACACTCTGCTGGCACGCTACGGAGGCCAGCCAGCTGGTGGATTGGATTTTAACGACGCCAAGTCGCGATTATCGTCAATCAACTATTACGACGTAATCCGAAACGGCGCACCCGAAGGCCGGCGCAGCGACCTGTTTCACTCCGTCGTCTGGCATCTGGCCGGCGAGGGTTGGACGGCCGATCAGATCACCGACGAGCTGGCCAAGCACCCGGCCGGGATAGCCGCAAAGTTCGCGGATCGGCTGCATGCCGAGGTCACGCGATCTTATGACAAATGGCGTGCCCGCAAGCACGCCGCCGCAACCGGCGGAGCAGCCACCGACGATCCCTGGCCGCAGATCTCCGTGGTACCGGGTGAGCTGCCGCGCGTCGTGAACGAGGCCGAGATTGCGCTGCTCTCGCTCGGCCGCGAAATCTACCAACGCGGGGGGTTGATGGTGCGGCCGGTACTCTCAAAAGTAAAGGCATCGGACGACCGGGACACAAAATGCTGGATCCTGGTCCAAGTCACACGCCCACACCTGGTCGAGACGCTGACTCGGGCCGCGCAGTTCTTGAAGCACGACGGACGCACAAAGGGGTTCGTGCCGACCAATGCGCCGGACAGGGTCGCCGAGACCTACCTCGCGCGGCAGGGTGAGTGGAAGTTGCCGGTCTTGTTCGGCATCGCCAACGCGCCCTTCCTGCGTGCCGACGGCTCGATCTGCGAGCGCCCCGGCTACGACACCGCCAGCGGGGTACTCTTCAAGCCGGACGGCCAGGATTTCCCGCAGGTCCCGCAGCACCCGTCCAGGGACGACGCGCTCGCGGCGCTGGCCGCGGTCGACGACCTCATTGCCACATTCCCATTCACGGCCCCGGCTGACCGCAGTGTGGCGCTGTCGGCGATCCTGACCGCGCTCGACCGGCGCGCCATGACGACCGCGCCGATGCACGCGTTCACTGCGCCGGCGCCGGGGTCAGGCAAGTCGCTGCTTGTCGACATCGCGGCCACACTCGCAACCGGCCAGCTTGCGCCGGTCATCTCCCAAGGAAATGGTGAAGAGGAACTGGAGAAGCGCCTCGGCGCCGCGCTGCTGGCGGGCGATGCGATCATCTCGATCGACAACTGCGAATATCCGCTGACCAGCTCACTGCTGTGTCAGGCGCTGACGCAGCAACGGCTCAACATCCGGTTGCTGGGGCAATCCCGCCACGTCGAAGTGCCGATCAACGCCGCGATCTTTGCGACCGGCAATAATCTCACCGTGGGCGGTGATCTCACGCGCCGCGTTTTGCTGTGCTCGATCGATCCGCACTGCGAGCGTCCAGAGCTACGCCAATTCGACATTGATGTGATCGAGACCATCCTGGCCAACCGAGGCGCGCTCATCACCGCAGCGCTCACAGTGCTACGCGCCTGGCACGTGACTGATGCGCGCGTCGACCTGCCGCCTTTCGGGTCTTTTGGCGACTGGTGCCGTCGGATCCGCGCGCCGCTGTCATGGCTCGGTCGCGCCGATCCCTGCGACACGGTGCTGAAGATCCGGGACAAGGATCCGAAGCGTACCTCGCTCAACACCGTTTTGGTCCAATGGAAAGACCGGATCGGGATTGGCCAGCCTTACACTGTGCAGCAAGTGATCAATGCGGCGATCAATGCACCCGACTTTCATGCTGCATTGCTGGGTGTGGCTGCGAGCGGACACGGTGGTGGGGGGAGTACGGTGAGCAATGACCGGCTTGGTCGGTGGCTCAGAAAGGTCGAGGGGCAAATCGTCTACAGCCTGACGCTTTCACAGAGGGGAATGAAGGATGGATACCCTGTTTGGTGTTTGATTGCTCACTCCGCCTGATCACCGAAAAAGTGGACTTAGTGGCCTTTGGGTCTTTTTCCTCTAACGCGTAAAAAGTGTCAGTTATGAGAAAATGACAGTTTG